GATAACAGCAGGCTCAGACGGAACAACAACAGTTAGCTAACAGACAGGTAAAATAAAACTATGACAGACAGACCAACGAAACTCATTGTTGATTGCTCGACTGGGGAAAGAACAGTCGTGCCTCTAACCGATGAGGAGATAGCCGAGCGTGAAGCAATGGCAGCTCAGGCAGAAGCAGACCGACTGGCTCAGGAGCAGGCTGAGGCTGAGAGGCAGGCAAACCTAGAATCTGCACGATCCAAACTGGCTGCTCTCGGTCTAACTGAGGATGAAGTAGCCGCACTACTCGGATAGTCGGCTGGTAAAATTGACCTATGGCCGATGAAACAACCTCAGTGAGAATTACCCAAGCTCAGATCTACGAGAAACTTCTTGAGATAAATGAAGTTCAGATCGAGATGGTCGCAGAGCTTCGAGGACTGCGAGACCTGCCGGGCAGGGTAAATGAAATCGAACAACAGGTTGCGAGGATGGAGTGGCTAGAAAAGTTAGCATTCGTGGCACTGGGTTCTGGGGTAACAGGATTCATCGCAGCCCTGTGGAGTCTGATCGCCTAATGTGGGTTCAGCCCTTTCCTGAAAAATACCTCACCGCTCATTACGGGGAATCCTCCGAATACCGGATTAGAAACAAGATGCAACCGCACTCAGGGACAGACTGGGCTCGACCCTCTGGGACTCCTATCCCTGCCATCGCCTCTGGGACTATTCGCCTAATCTCTTTCTCCTCAGTCTTAGGCTGGTGTGTCGAGCAGACCGCTTGGGATTACATCCGCAATAAGACAATGAGAATCGGTTACGCACACTTGACCTGCGACAAACACAGGGACTCCTGCGGTGGCCCGAAGGCAGGTTGCAAAAAACCCTTCAATGTCAAGGTCGGTCAAAAGGTAAAGGTTGGTGAGGAGTTTGGCATCAAGGTCGGAAACACCGGAAGCGCAAGCACAGGAAGTCACCTGCACGCAACACTCGGATCAAGACCAAGAGCCATCTTCGGTTCAACCGCCTCAAAACAAAATCTCTACTGCGCTATACAAGAGCAGGCCGCGTTCGCTAAGGGACAACAAAAGAACTAGGAAGAGGAAGCGATGGTTTTTCTCAAGACCGCACTAAAGAAAGGCATCGATGCTCTTTTCTTTATGGGAGGCGAAGATACTAGGGGAAAGATCTCTTGGAGATTCCGCCGCAAACTAATCTATGGTGCTTACCGGCTATCGGTAGCGATGATAGTTTTCGGAGCGATTACCTTTTTCTGGGATACAGGCGTTTCTAATAATCTAGTAACCGGCGGTATTGCGCTACTAACTATTATCGTTACCGCCTATACTGCTAGTGCAACTTATGAAGATGTAAAAAAGCGAAATGAGGAAATAGATGTTTAGTTGGGACTTTTGGAATTACGCAGGCGAAAGAGCAGTAAAGACTATTGCTCAGGCCGCTATCGCTTACATAGGCTCGGGAACAGTCGGGCTTTTCGAGATCGACTGGGCAGCTATGGCTTCGGTTTCTCTCGGTGCAGGCCTATTGTCGGTTTTGACTTCTGTGGCTACTAAAAAGGACTAATGGAGACTCGCTGGGTAACTTATGTTTGCCCTAGTGGTCACAAATTAGTCTTTGGCCACCTTGTAAGTAGTAGGGGAAGGTTTCAATCGACTTCTCCGAGTCTTTGTAATTGTGGTTTGCGTTTTACTCTGGCGGTAATTAGAGAAAACGACTAAGATAAGTACAAATCCCCTAGCAGGTCTCGGTTAGGGGATTTTACCTTTCCCCGGGGGAAGTCCCACCCCATACCCCATACTTCTGCCCTGACTCGATCGCATACCTNAAGCACTCTGGCTTTACAGGGCAGGTATCGCAAAGCTTTTTAGCAATAATTGTCGCTAGCTTTTTCTTTACCGGCTCGCTAATATCTTCGGGATAGAAGAGTTCAGGGAAATCTTCGCAGGGAACACCGCCGGCGGCGTGTATCGCCTTTAGTAGCCGATAGTGCTTCTGGGAAAAATGTCCCTGAGTAGTCATAGGGTAAAGGCTACAGAGAAAAGAGGATAGATGTTCGAAATACACGCACCAGAAAAATTCGGAAATGCAAAGCTTCTAGGGGTTTTCGAGGCAGGCACTTCGGAGTGGCACGAGGCTAGAGCGGATTCAATAGGCGGTAGTGACATCTCGACAATTATGGGACTAAACCCTTATGAGTCGGCATACGCACTTTGGGCTAAGAAAACAGGGCAGATCCCTAGTCTTATCGAAGAGAATTGGGCTATCCGCTTCGGGAAGGCTTTCGAAAGTCCCATTTTGGGACTCTGGCAAGAGGAACACCCCGAGTATGAGGTTTTNCTAACGGGGACTTATCAAGATGCCCTTCTACCTTTTAGACACGCTAACCCTGATGCCCTAGCTAGGCATAAAGAATCGGGAGAGTGGATAGTAGTCGAGGTAAAAACCGCTAGATCTACTTGGGACTCTNCACCTGCCGGTTATGTAGCTCAGGTTCAGCACTATATGGACATTCTCGGAGTAGAGAAAGCTGTAATAGTCGCAGTAGCAGGAATGACTTGGTATGACATTTGGGTAAACCGAGATGATTTCGAGATCGAGAACCAGAGGCTTAGNGCTAAAGAGTTTTACGAAGCTATAAAGGAAGATAAAAAGCCGGCTTGGGATGGCTCNGAATCGACTTATGAGGCCGTTAGGTATCAACACCCCGAGATAGTCGATGAAGAGGTAGAGATAGAAGGCCTGCATCATCTCTCTAACCTTCAGGCGGAGTATGACGAACTAGGAAACAAACTAAGGCAGGCTAAGTCTGAGGTTCTTTACGCAATGGGCAAGGCGAAACACGCTTACCTACAAATCAAAGGCGAAAAATTCAGAGTAGCCTCAAGGCAGGCTAGGAAAGATGGCATACCTTACCTAGTAGTACACAAGCCGAAAGGGTAAAGCGATGCAGGTTTTTCTAGGCGATGAAGTAACAGTCTTTCGCAAGGTAGGAGAAGACGAAACTTTTGCGACAGGCAGGATCTCGGGAGTTGTCCTTAGAGATAGTGGGGAATTGAACTACTTCTATCTAAAAGGAATAACAGCAGCCTTCTGGATTTCGGATGGCTGGTCATTTATAGAAGAGGAGCAAGAAGATGGCGAGATTTGATCTCGAAAGTTACGCAACAGTCGGCGAGAGGCTAGCTCAGTTTCACTTGGACTACCCAGATGGTCGTATTACGACCGAGTGGGANAACAANTTTTGGTCGGAAAAAGATGGAAAGCAAAGCTGGGTTGTAAAGGCAACTATCTACCTATCGGCAGGAGACCAAGCGAATAATTTNGCTAANGCTACCGGTTACGCTGCCGAAACCGATGGCACAGGAGGAGCGAATAATGTAGCNGCNTTGCCTAATGCNGAGACTTCTGCNATAGGCCGGGCATTGATGGTTATGGGCTACTCGATGAATAAAGACCCTAANACNNTAGCCTCCCGAGAGGAGATGCAGAAAGTAAAGGATCGAGATTATCTCGCTGAGGCTGATAGCCTTGAGGATGTAGATAGCCTAAGAACTCTCTANACAAACGCTAAGGCCGCTAATGCACCGGCAGAGGTGCTGGACAGGATAAAAGATCGTGCTGAGTTACTCGCAAAGAGCAAAAGTGCGGGAGCTGGAGGAAGCGTATCTTCTAGCAAAACTGCAGGGCAAAAAAACTGAGGCCGAGTTTTGGAACAAAGAGGTAATGGAGCTTTTATTAGGGGTTCTTTATGATTCAGGAAATCCAAAGCCAACTAGCGGAACTGATAGCGGAAAACAATAAAGGTTCTAACGCTCTATTTGAGGCTGAGAGGGCTTTAGCAGAAGCGGAGTATGAATTAGACACCGCTGAGTCTAAGTCCTTTCTAAAGGCAGAAGGGACAGTCGCAGACCGCAATGCGCTCTCTCGCTTAGAGTCTGCTAACGCTCGACTAGCTCGAGATCTAAGAAAAGCAGAGCTAAACCGAATAAAGCAGAAAATTCGGTCTATCGAAACTGCTTCTATGGTCTTAGCGACTCAGGCAAAGCTAATAAATAGCGAAAGCCGGCTATGAATCGATCTCAGGTTCTAAAGAGAGTAAGAGAGGTTCACGACCATTGTCCGCATTGTGGAGAAACGACTACTTTACAAATGCATCATCGAAAGAACCGAGGGCTAGGCGGCAGGCCTAAGAACTCTCTAGATAGATTCGATAATTTCTTACGGGTTTGCGCTTGGTTGAACTATCAAATGGAATCTAATCCCGAGGTCGCTGCCGAGGCTAGAGAAATGGGTTGGAAGCTAGGCAACTGGGATGGCTTTGAAATGCCCTATTATGACAAAGTATTAGCAAAGTGGTTTTTGCTAACCGAAGACGGGAGAAAAATAGAAACCACGCCACCGATGTATCTAATTTAGAAAGGTTAGAAAATGAAAGATGAGCTAATAGCTCGAGATGCTAGGGGAAGAGCCTTAGAAGCTTCTAGGTACAAAGTCTTAACATCTAAAGATCGAGTAGACATTACACAGGAGCTAAAGCAGCTCTATTTTCACGCAGGAAGATTCTCGCAGGGTGCTAGAGATTACCTAGCGGTCGAGGCCTATAGGACTTATCAGAAAAGAGAGAGGAATAATGCCGCTAGTTAGAGGCCACCATAGTTTTGATAATCACTTTACGCAAATACCTAACTCTTGGCTTAGGGATACCCGGCTAACTCTAAAAGCTCGAGGGCTGCTATCGCTAGTTATGAGCCACTCGCAGGGATGGAGTCTTTCTATTACCCGATTAGCAGAAGAAAGCCTAGAGGGTAA